CACGCTTCTGTTCCACAAACTCCTTGATATAACTGTGAACCTTCTCCTTGAGCATCTCCATCGGATACCGCCGCTTATTGCGGTTGGTGATGTCGCCCTGAAGGAAGATGCCTTCAATGAAGTACTTCTTCTCGCCATTGGCGGCGGCTTCGGTGACGATTTCAATGCCCTCGTTGACCTCTGTGATGAGTTTCATTTGTTTCCTTTTACTTACAGGACGAATTCAAGGATGACGGTTCCCGTGACAACCGCAGTGGGTTTCACATGGAAAAATCCATCAGGAGTAGGAGCGGTGTTTTTGATTGTCATGCGCTCAAAAGCAAACTCTCCATTCGCTCCAAATACCGACATGGCGGTCATTCCGCTATTATTATCTGGACCGAACTTCAAGTGATAGCCGAATGTTGAGCCGTTTGAAGTCCAAATAATTCTTGAAAGCGAGGGGGTTTGCGCCGTAATACCCGCAATAAACGGGACACCATCCGCACCACCAATCGCATCAAAAACAGAACCCGTCAATCCGAAAGACATACCTGCGGATTCAGCGACAAAGTTTACTTTTGCCACATGACGGCGTTGGGTGGTTACAAGATTCTGTTTAGTTGCCATGCTATCCTCTTAGATATGATATTATTTAGCATTTTCTTCAAAGCACGAATTCAACTGTCATAGTGCCAGTCACGGTTCCAACTGGTATAAAGCCATCGTATCTGGAATCACTCAAATAAAGAAAGCCCGTGGGTGTGGTGGCGGAATTTTTGATGCTAAAACTTTCAAACGAAAAATCCCCGTCAGTTCCATTTAGAACTATCGCATTCTGATACGAATATGCGGTCTCATTCGGTGGATGAAGAAGTCTGTCTTCACTTTCCGAGCCTTGTCCATCATGAAAAATCAAAGCCATTGAAGGTGATGATGTGTTATTTTGCCAACTCCATCTGACTCGTGAGATTTTTGGTGACCCCGCCGTAATACCAGAAATAAATGGCAAACCGTTTGCCCCGCCTATTGCGTCAAAGGATGACCCAGTAATTCCGATTCTATATGCAAGTGCTATCACATCGTCAAGCGGTGTATCAAACTCATAGTTACTAAGCGTGATGTGCTTAACACATCTTTTCTGTGTCTTAACTATGTCTCTGATGGTTATTGTTCCTGCCATCAGTCCCTCCCCATCACAAAGTCAACCGCTTTAGAGTGGCTGTCCTTGCCTTGAATTGTGATGAAGCACATATTTCTACGGGCCTCGTCACCCAACTTCTCATGGAGCATCAGGAACCTTTTGGCAAAGGTGGATTCCATCCGAACCAATGAACCATCAAGAAGTTTCAAGTCAACACCATCTCCGCTCATCGCTGATGCTTTGGTCATTCGGAGGAACACGCTGATGTATTGGTCAGCACGACCATCTCCACGAATGTCCTCGGCCATGCTCTTGATGAAGCGAACGGACTTATCGTCTGGGGTGGTCACAACAACGGAACGGCCCTCTTGAACAGCGGTGGCACGAATGCCAACGATGCCAAAATGGTCGGCGAATTGCTTCGCTTTCTCTGGGCTACCGAAGTTGAGACGAACCTTTGGCATTACTTGTGCTTGGCGACAATCTTGTCCAGTTCGGCCTTCTTCTTGGCGATCTTGCGGGCATCGTCGGCAGGAATCTTATCAGGGTCCACGCCGATATCCTTAGCCGCCTTAGCCGCATCACCCTCATAGTTCTTCTTGATGTAGTTGAAGAACTTCTTCTTCTTGGCATCGTCAAGGTCGGCGGGTGACTTCGCACCGAACTTCTCCAGAGCCTTCTGGAAGAACTCACGGTACTTCTTCTGGGCGGGAGAGAGTTCCTCCTCACGCACGACCCAACCACGACCATTGCGGTCGGAAGCGTCAAGCATTTGGCCTTTGGTAAGACCCGTGGCCTCTTGAAGGCTTACTTCTTTGCCCTCGGTTTCCGTGACCTCAGTCTCCTCTTTCCAAGCACTCATAAGGGTCTTCTTCTTTTTCTCCTCACGGAGTTTGCGATACATCTCTACACGCTTCATTGCCTCACGGAGGCCCTTGATACGACCGTCGATTTCCACGGATAACCTCTGACTTTCTTTTTTAAGGTTGATGGGATTCGGAACCGATGCTCCACGACCGCTTCCGTCATTGTAAAGACCTGCATACTTATCAATCTTGCCTTCACGCTTGAGACGATTCTGCTCAAGGCGAGTCAGCGTGCGCTTGAAAATACCTGTGCGGGCATCTACATCTACTGCTTCGTTAACTGGTTCTTCGTGGTTCATGGCTTCCTCTTACTTCTTAGGTTTTGGGGCTTCTTCCTTAGCCGCATCAGCCTGCGGTGGGGCGGCGGCGACACCCGCCTTCTTATCGGCCTTGACCTTATTGGTCATGCTTGCGGCCAGTTCGGGATCTTTCTTAGCGGACTTAACCATGGAGTCAATGTACTGCTTGGTTGCTTTCTCTGCGGTCTTCGGGCCAGGGAAGAACTCCCATCGGCGGTCGTTGATATACACACGAACGGGCTTGCCGAAACCTATACCAACTTGCTTGACAATAATACTCTGGCCTTTGTACTCATACGCCTTGTAGAAGTATTCCTTCTCAAAGTTGGGGTCAAGCGAAACATCGTCCTTGTTCGCACCTGCGGCTGTGGGTACGATTTTTAGGTCTCCTGTTTTCACGGGTGCTACGGCAGGAGGAGCGGATGGAGCCATACCTGATGGAACAGGGCCGCCAATCTCATTAACTGTTGTGGGCCTTTCTTGTGTCAACACCTGACCAGACAGAGCCTTTTTCAGTTCTTCGATTTTGGAGTGAACTTTCGATGCGAGTTCCTTCTGAATGAGGCCACGAAACTTCGAAGCCTCCTTCTTCATGAGAGTCTCGATAACCGTCTTGAGGATGTCTTCTGTGTCCTTTTCCATCCTGTGTCCTTACATGAGACCGAACGAACTCGTATCAGCCTCAATCTTACCTTGGTTACGCTCACGCTCAATCTGCCTATCCATATCCCGAATCTCGGACTCGGATTGGCCAAGCACATTCTTACGAACCCAATCGTGAGAATAGTACTTACCTATGTATGGTTTAATATTACCTAACTCGGCCACCTGACGCTCACGAACCTCGGCGTTTTTGAGTTCCGTGAAAAGGTTGTCTTTGATGAAGTCAAAATAGATGGCCTCACGGAAGTGGGGCCAATCATCCTGCGTGATGATCTTCTTGAGAATCAATTGCTTCTTGAGAAGGTCATAGAACAATTCAGCAAACCGTGTGCGAAGACGATGAATGAACTTGGAGAACCGAACTTCATCACGGGTGATTTCAGTTGACCGACCCAACATGAACTGTTTGTCCTGCTCCAGACGGCTAACGGGAACCGAAAGGGCACGGTAGAGTTTCTTCTGGAAGTAAACCACATCGGTCAGTTCGCCAAGGTTCGCACCACCCTGTAAGGTAGTGATTTCCGTACCCTTGGAACCTTCACGACGAGGAAGCCAGTAGTCCTCAAGCATCGACATGAACTTGCGGTCATCACGAATTTCACCAGAACCTGCATCATAAACCAGACGGTTACGGTACTGATTCATCAGGCCCTTGACATATTGTTCGGCTTTTGTTTTGGGTAAGTTACCGACATCAATGTAGAATATGCGGCGTTCGGGCGCACGGGAGATGCGGTAGATGACTACGGCATCTTCCAACATTCGGAGTTGGTTAAGGGGCTTGATGGCCTTGTGGAGAAAACCTACAATACGCTTGTAGCGGCTGTCCATCAAGCCTGATGAGCAGAATGCGATTGCGTCATCGCTGATTTTTGTACCTGAGATATTACCACCCTGACGGGCAGTATCCTTGTTGTAAATGTAGAAGTCCCGATAACCTGCGATGACCTTCGTGCCATCCTTCAGGGTCTCTTTCTTGAACTCACGAATTTTCGTGATGGTCATGGGGTCAATATAACGAAGTTCAAGGATGCCCTTCTGAGGGTTCTCTTCGTCAATGATGACATGAAAGTAGACACGGCTGTCCACATACCAACGACGAAAGATGTCAGCACCCTTAGTCTCAAATTGAAGAACACGGAGGAGGTTTCGGAACTCCTCGTGTATCCTCTCTTTGATATTATCGGGTTGCTTGAGGCGGTCAAGGATGATCTTGACGGGTGACTTTTTTTCTCCCAGAACAATTCCTTCGTTGACAATATCATCAATCGCAATTTCCGTAATTGGGTCCATTGCCATTTCACGATATTTCATGACAAGTTCAAAGTCATTACGGACAGTTCCATCAAGGTCGATGTACTGCCCGTAAAAACCACCCGCTTCTACAGGAATAGCACCATCGTCCGTGGTGGGAACCACGAACGATTTCAGTGCTTTCATCTCCTGCTTCTGCTTTTTAGTGCGCTCTAATTTGAACCCAAATAGTTCTGCCATTACAAATCCTTATTCAAATTTACTTAGGTTGTGATGTTCGCAATTTCATGGTACTGGTAAGCAATCGTCGCTTGGAATGTCGATGGGTTGGCATCAGGTTGCATGTTCATGCCGATGTTTCCGATAATAGTCGGCCAACAGCCAACCAGTTTATATGTCGTGATTGCATTTCCTTCACGAGTAAGCGGGGAAATAAACCAATCCGTCATATATGCGTTCATGGCATTCGGACCAATGTTGGTCTTACCCGAGTTGATAAGATTCATCCACTTCTCAAAAGCCTTGCGAAGGGTATAATCACCATCGTTATATACGGTTATTGGCCAATCAGCATAACTGCGGTCGCCAGGGAATTGAAACTGACGGCCCATATAGTTGATTGCGCCCTTGGCGATGGTTGACTGTGGGATGTCGGCGGATTGTACAAGAAATGAAACTCTGGAGTTGTCATTTGTACCTGCGGCCAATGCGCCCACAGCACCAACGGCGGCTCCTGCCGCCGCACCAAGCAGAGATCCTGCGGCGGCGGCGGCGACGTTCACCGCACCCAAACTTGCACCTGGGAAATTACCCTGAACGAGGAACAGGTTGTTACGAGCAATACCGTTGAGAAGATTTGCTCTGAAAGCGTCGATACTGAACTGACTCATTTGTGATGTTCTCCTTATTCTATTTAGAGACTAAATTAGGCTCCGACCTCAGAGAACGACACACCCGTTCTCGTAGCGATGAAGTTCAACTGAATGAAGTTGATGCTACGGGCGGGTTTGATATAGATGTCAGCGACAAAGCGGTTGCCGTCGATGACCTCTGGGGTGTTGTTCTTTTCATCGCAAACGACCTTGAAGTCATAAAGACCACGGCGAGACTGGACATCACGCAGGAACGGCTCAACGAGTGAGCGGAACTGCGCTCTGGTAAACGCATCATTGAATTCGAACAGGCTGTATTTCGAAGCCGTTGCAATCGCCTTCTCAAGCACGATGAAGAGGCGACGAACATTGATGCGGTCGAACGCCGAGGGCTTGGCCTGAGCGGTCTTATCACCATAAAGAACCGTGCCTTCACCTGGGAAGGTTACTACGGGATTGATGTTGTTCTTGTACAACTCGTCACGGAATGTCAGGGTTGGGTTGAAGGCCAATTTGACTACGCCCTTGACCTGACCACGATTGAAGCCTGCGGGTGACCACCAAGGATCATTAGTGACATCTGTGCGGGCGCAGAGACCTGCAATATCACCGCACAATGGAACCCAACGATACTTGTCGTTGTAGATGTCGTACATATACTTGTAACCGCTGTCGATCACCACATAAGAAGAAGAGCCGATGTTATTTCTATAAGCGATTGCGATGTCCTTCTTCTGTGTCTCCGTCAATGCGGGGTTTGAGATCGGGGCCGAGCAGAACAACACGCAATCTTTACGAACATCGGTAATACGATCTTTGATAAGTTTAGCGACAGTTGTTCCTGATGGAGAGGAGTTTTGGTATTCTGGACCACCGATGATAAGATTTACATCAATCAATTCAGGGTCTTTGAACATATCGTATCCACCAGATGCACTTGCCTCACCGAAAGCAATGTCGGCGTAGTTGATTTCTTCAGTTGGAGCAGTTTCTCCAATACCACCAGCCAAATCGTATCTAAGTTTTCCGAAAGTGATCCATGCTCCAGTAGCACCAGCCCATGTAAGCCCTGTGTTTATAGTAAGATCAAAATCAGCCGTTCCGACAGCCGCACCTGCTGACATACCCATCATACTTAATGTATCAACAATTCTTGGAGTTTCTGGGCAAAAGATGTAAGTTGAATCCTCATTGATTCTGTTTCTGAAATATCGGGATACTCCATTTGCGTCATAAGCATCTTCGTACAAAGAGAGATTTTCAAAACGCTCAAGAACAGTTAAAGGTGTTCCTGTCCACAAACCAGTCTTGTCAACAACGACAAGATTCATTCCATCTCCAGAGCCTCCAAGAGCGGCAAGCGTTTCACTTGTGCCTGGTTTCTTATCAAATTCATCCGAGTAATCCCAATCGCTATAGCCAGCCGCTCCACTCTTCGTACCGAATGCTTCAACACGAAGAGA